GAAAAAGAATAAAGATGAGTCCTCTAATACAAGAACACTTTGGTACAAATACATTCTATGATATTTTAGCATTACCATGTGATAGAGATATCAATCATCCTCATCAAATAAAATCCAAAGTAGATTTTAAAAGATTAAAAGAAGATTCCCAAAAAGCAATACTATCATTACCAATCGTACAATACACTGGTGATTTTAAAGCAGGTGGTTTGGATAAAAAACAACGATTGTATCTAATGAGTAAGATGGATGATATCTTCTTTATAGATACCCTTAAAACAAACTATGCTAAGTGTGTAACCCAACTTCTAAATGTACCTGATATAAGTGGTAAGGAAGTTATTGAAAGAACTACGGAACACAAAAATATACAAAGAATCAGAAAGAGTGAAAGTTATAAAGTAACATTTGATGAGATAGATTATGTTATCGAAATAACCGATGAAGATGAAGGAACATTTACTAGCATTATGTATGGAGATAACTTCGTAATGGATGTTACTTTGGAACGGGATATATTAGAATTTTTCTATAAGAATAAGTGATTGTTTTTGTTTGGTTTAGTATAATATACTTATTGGTATAATCTAAATATATTATGGCAAAAATAATTACATCAAATCGTTTTGGAACTTCTAAAAAAAAGAGACCAGGAATACACTCTAAGTGTAAGACCTCAAAATCTAAAAATAGCAGAAACTACAAAAAGGCATATAGAGGACAGGGGAGGTAATCCCACACTTTTTTGTTTATTGATATTTATATATTGAACACAATATTGATAAACTATGTCAACAGATTTCGAATTATTCCCAGGCAAAAACCTTAGTGGGTTGTTTGAGGATATCTATAACAATCAAATAAATAAAAAGAAACATATTTCTGAAGTCATCTTTGAAATCAGAAAAATGATTAGACATAATGGTGATATGGGAATCTTAGGCCCGGTCATCAAAGACTTAATTGATACATCAGTTCGTAACGATGACCAATTAGTTAAGTTAGCAACCATCGCACAAAGAATTATCGCATCAAGCCAAAAATCAGAAGGAGATACTGGATATCTTACCGATGCAGAAAGAGAACAATTACTTTCAGAGATTGAACAAGTTCAAGATGAGGTTAGTAGGGTAGATGATTTACAAAATGAAATAGAAGAAGTAAAACAAAAAATAGAAAGTTAAATGAGTTTTTTTGGTGGTAACTTATTATGGAATGTAGCTAAGGCAGCTTCTTCTGTTGCTGATGCATTTGAAAAGCAGAGTGATATAGCTGTTGTATATTCTGTTATTTTAGATGAAAATCATCCTGAAATAAAAGAAGGTAGAAGAACAATAGCAGATGTTGGTTCTATTCAATGTAGATTAATAAGTGATATTCAAAACAATGAATTAATATTTGCTAGACCATTAGATTCATCAGTTACAATATTACCACTTAGAAATCAAACTGTTTTTATTCAAAAGCTAGGTAGTGAATACATTTATACTCAGATTTCAAAAGGATTATCACCAAATACATCTAATGCTGAAAACTTAATATCAAGTTTATTTCCAGCTACTCAAGAAACTGATACTGGAAATAAATCAAAAAATTATTCCAAAGTAAGTAGTACTGGGATTACTCGTTCAAACACAAATAGTGTAAATGATTTTGATGGTTTTGGTGATTACTTTGGTATTGAAGAAGGTATTCACAAACTTAAATTATATGAAGGAGATACTTTGTTTCAAGGTAGATTTGGACAATCAATTAGACTTAGTGGATACAATAATGCTGATAATGAATTCTCTCCTTCCTTAATTTTAAGAAATGGAGAATCACCAGAAAACAGACAAAAGGAAGATGGTGTATTAGTAGAAGAAGATATTAATGGTGATGGTAATATCATATTCTTAGGTGGTGGAAACGCATTATTAGAATATACACTACCAATAGAAAACAAAAAAGAATCTTTTTTTAATTATCCAAATGAATTAAGAGGTAATCAAATATTATTAAATTCGGATAGAGTTATTATTTCAGCAAAATCATCTGAAATGATATTTGCTAGTAAAGGTGATATTGGTATGATAACTGATGGTCAGTTTTCATTAGATAGTAATAGGGGAATCAACGTAACAGTTGAGGACCATATATTCTTTGATACTAAAAATAGAGATTTTAATATTGATATTGGTAATGGTACAATAGCATTGGGAACCGATGGTACATTAGAAGCAGCAGCCAAAGGTGAAACGTTAGTTGAACTATTGGGTGAAATGTTGGATTTAATAGCACAACAAATATACCTAACTCCAGCTGGCCCATCCTCACCAGGTCCAACTAATATAGCACAATTTACAACATTAAAAAGTAAACTAAATACATTGTTAAGTAATAATGTTCAATTAAAATAATATGGCAATAAACGATGATTTAAAGGGAAGATTGGGTTCAGTAAGAGATACCGCTGGTGGTATTACTGATGCAGCTGCGGGAGCCGTAAGTGGAGTAGCTGGTGCTGTTGGTGATGTTGTTGGTAATGTATCTAATATAACTGGGCAAGTTGGAGATATAGCAAATTCAATACCTACTGAATTACCTGAATTACCTGAGATACCTAAAGTAGAGGTGCCTGAGTTACCAAAGTTACCTAAAATAGCATTACCTAAATTACCACCTCTTCCAAAATTTAGAAAAAAGAAATTAGAAGAAAATCCAAAAAGAAAAAAAGGATTACCAAAAATACCACCTATCCCAGAAATACCATCCGTATCATTACCTCCAATACCCGAAATACCCGAAATACCAGATGTAGCTGGTGCAGTTGGTGGAGTAGTAAGTGGTGTAACTGATGCAGTTGGTGGAGTAGTAAGCGGTGTAACCGATACAGTTGGTGGTGTAGTAAGTGGTGCTACTAATGCAGTTGGTAACGTTACTGATAAACTTTCATAAAATGTCTTGGGGATTATTCAAAAGAAATGTACTAAGGAAAACAAATCCAAACTTTAATACTTTAGATGTAAATAAAGTTGCAAAAATTTGGGCTGATGAATATGATGCGGCTGTAAAGCGTGGTAGAGATTTATTAAATCAAGAATCAATCAATAGGGGTAATAAACAAATAATGGAAACTCTTTTTAGAGTAGCATTATTAAAAGGATTAGCAACTCCACCAGGTCAAGACTTTTCTTTGGTAAATGAATTTGGAAATGGTGTAAAAGCATATTGGGCTGGTGCTCAAATGAACCCATTCCCAATACCACTTATACCAGCACCAGGTACAATTCAAAACATAGCAGTTAATTCAAATATAGTTAGTAACGTTGGTACTTGGCCTATGTATCCACCAATCAGACCAGCTAAAAGACAGGAAATAATGATTAATATGTTTGTACTTGCAGCTATTGTACATTTGTTTTCAATAGGTGGATTTATACAAACAACATCATTATATCCATCGGCACCATCACCAGTACCAGCACCAGCGGTAATAGCTTGGACAGCATATCTAATTCCACCAGCTATTCCTATCCCAAATATAAACTTCCCATCTGCAGATGGTAGTGAACCAGCCGTAATACAACAACCAGACAATACTCCATTATCTCAGTTAGGACCTACTCAAGAATATGAAGAGCAGGAATTGGAAGAAACTGATATATTAAATGGAGATACATCATTACAAAATGTTATTGATACAACAATACCAGAGGATGTATTAGATGATGAATTGGAAAATATTTTACCTGATTTCATATCACAATTGGAAATGGGTGGAACGAAGTGTGAATAAAAATCAAAAAACAATAAAACAAATATTTATATAGAAAGGAAAACATTTTATACAATGGACACTGACAAATTAGTAAAAGCAATACAAATTATAGTTAAGGAGGAAATCAAAGTGATTCTTCCTAAACTCGTTAAAGAAGGTGTTAAGAAAGAAATGGCTAAGTTATTGAAAGAAAACAAAAAGCTTAAAGAAGCCGTTACACCAAAACAACCAACATTTATGGATTCAAATGTAGAGGAAGAATCAGTTCAACCACAAAAAACATTTAGTAAGAATCCAGCAATAAATGAAGTGTTGGCACAAACACAACCTTTTAACGCACAACAACGAAGTGGAACTGATGTTCCATCATACGCTGGCGCACCAACTGAAGTATCATCTGGTACGTTGAATTTCGATTCAACTTCAGTACATACATTAGGCGCACAGAACATACAACAAAATATGGGTTATAGACAACCAGTTCAAACTGGGAACGCTGGAATGGATAAATTGTTAAATAAAGATTATAGACAATTAATGAAGGCGGTAGAAAAAAAGAAAGGTCCTTGGAGACCAGGAATGTAATATAAATTATGGCAGTTGAGTTAGGTAGAAAGATTGTAAAGGATACCAAAGAGTTTGCAAATTATGCAATTGGTATTACCTTACCATTAACATTTGGTGAGAATACATTCGTACAATCTTTCCTAACCAAAGACCAAGTTAAATCAAATATTAAAAATCTTCTACTTACTAAAAAGGGGGAACGTATTTTACAACCCGAATTTGGTAGTGGTTTACAATCATTATTGTTTGAACAAAACGTAGATGATTTGGAAGGTAGAATAGAAGATACTATAAACGAAAGTTTAGAACAATGGTTACCTTATGTTACGGCAGAAGAGATTGATATTGAATCAACTGATGAATTGAGAGATAACAATAAATTAAATGTTTCGATTAAATTTAGAATAGGTGAAAATGTTAATTTGGAAACTCTAACATTCACAGTACAGGGATAATAAGATATGGCAATAACAAAAACATCAAAAAACTTTAAGAATAAGGGTAAAGATATAAAGTACCTTAATAAGGATTTTACACAATTCAGAAGTAATCTTATTGAGTTCGCTAAAACTTATTTCCCACAAACATATTCAGACTTTAACGAATCATCACCAGGTATGATGTTTATTGAAATGGCATCTTATGTTGGTGATTCACTTTCGTACTATGTTGATGATACTTTAAAAGAATCATTAATGGTTCATGCTGATGATATTGAAAATGTGATAGCACTTTCACAATACTTAGGATATAAACCAAAAGTAACATCACCAGCAGTAACAACTCTTTCAGTTTATCAATTAGTTCCATCTATTGGAACTGGTGGTGATAACACATATGATGAAACTTATTTATTAAGAATTAAAGAAGGTATGAGAGTTGAATCTACAAATGGTGTACAATTTGTTACACAAGATGTAGTAGATTTTAACGATGATACTGATAGAGAAATTTCCATATACCAAAGAGATGGTGTAAGTGGAGAAACCACATTTTACTTAATAAAAAAATTAGTACAATGTATTTCTGCTGATATAAAAACGGAAGAAGTATCATTTGGTGCATATGAAGAATTTCAAAGTATTGATTTAGGAGATACGAATATTATTGATATCTATGATGTAAGAGATTCTGATGGAAACAAATTCTATGAAGTACCTTACTTAGCACAAGAATTAGTATTTGTGGATTATCCAAATACTGAGAATAATGACCCAGACCTTTATCAATTCAAATCAACAACACCATATATTTTAAATACACTCAAAACATCTCGTAGATTTGTTAAACAAGTTAATCCAGATAGTACAACAACTATTCAGTTTGGTAGTGGAGACCCAACAGTTAGTGAAGAAACAATTATTCCTTCATTTAAAAATGTTGGATTAGGATTACCTAACTCTATTTCTAAATTAGAAGAATCATTTGACCCAACTAACTTTTTAAAAACTAAAACATATGGAACATCTCCATCTAATACAACTATAACTGTAAAGTATTTAGTTGGTGGTGGTGTAGAATCAAATGTAAAGAAAGGTACTATTACTCAAATCAATGGAGTTGAGTATGAAGAAGATTTAACCAAATTTAATCCAACACAATTAGGATTATACAATGCAGCTAAAAACTCTATCGCAGTAGATAATGAGGTTCCTGCAACTGGTGGTAAGGGTGGTGATACAATGGAAGAGATTAGACAAAACGCATTGGCTAACTTCGGTTCACAAAATAGAGCAGTAACTGCTAAAGATTATCAAGTAAGAGCATTATCGATGCCAACTAAGTTTGGTTCGATTGCAAAAGCATACGCTACGGCAGATGGTACATTGGATAACAATTCACCATCTTCTATTTTAGCTTCACCTAACGTTCTTAATGAGTTTACTGATTTAGTAGAATCATTTGTAAACAAACCTGAAGAAGAAGAGCCAGATAGAAAAGCAATTAAAGATGAACTTCAAAAATTCTTATTAGGTAAAACTTCTAATGAGAATGAAAAGAATAATCCATTTGCTATCAATCTTTATTTATTAGGATATGATTCTGATAAAAAATTATCACTTCTTAATAGAGCAATAAAAGAAAATTTAAAAACATATCTTTCAGAATACAAAATTCTAACCGATGGTATAAACATCAACGATGGTTTTATTATTAATATCGGACTTGAGTTTGAAATTATTACACTAAAGAATTATAATAAAAGTGAAGTATTATCTGATTGTATTTCTGAATTAAAAGATTATTTTAATATTGATAACTTTACATTCAATAACACTATTAATATTTCTGAATTAGAATTGATTATAGCAAATGTTGATGGAGTTAGTTCAGTACCAAAATTAAAAATTGTAAATAAGTGTGGTGGGCAATATGCAAACAACTCATATAATATAGAAGCGGCGATTAAAGATAAGATTTTATATCCATCTTTAGACCCATCGGTTTTCGAAATTAAATTTCCAGATTCGGATATAAAAGGGAGGGCAAGATAATGGGATACTATTTTTTAACAGCATCAAAAGATGCATCGGTGTACTTACAACAACCCGACCAAAACGCTGGTTTAGATGAAGTATTAGAAGTAAGTAAGGTTTACTATGGTGGAATTAAAGATGTATCAAGAGCACTTCTTAAATTCGATGTAACGAACTTCTCATCATCACTTTCAGCTGGTAGTGTAGGTTTTGAAGAGGCAAAGCTTATAATGAAAGAAACTGAATCTGAAGAAATACCTTTAGAATTTAATATCGATATCTATCCAGTATCTCAAAGTTGGGAAATGGGTAAAGGTACTCGATTTGATGAAATAGAAACCGCTGGTGTAACTTGGAATTATAGAGAAGGTGATTCATCTCTTAGATGGGTAAATAACATAGTAGGTGGTAATATTGTATTTGCTCCTAATTCAACTGGTTCGTTTGCTGGTAGAGGTGGAGTATGGCATTCTAATTTGAGTGGTTCACAATCATTTGTTTATAAGACAGAAGATATTAATGCAGATATCACTAACATTTTCCAAAGTTGGTTAAGTGGTTCAATTCAAAATGAAGGATTAATAGTAAAGCATGAAAATTCAGTAGAAGAAGATACAAATGATTATGGTATCTTAAAGTTCTTTAGTAAAGAAACAAATACTATTCATCAACCAAAAGTTAGAATAGGTTGGGATGATGTATCATTTTCAACTGGTTCATTAACTGAATTAACATCTGAAGAAATTAAAGTTGGAATTAGAAATTTCAAAAAAGAATATAGAGTAAATACAACTCCAAAACTAAGAGTAGTTGGTAGAGATTTATATCCTACTAAAACATTTTCATCAACCGCACAATATGGTATTACTAAATTCTTACCAACAACATCATATTATCAAGTATGTGATTATCATTCTGGTGAGGTAATTGTTCCATTTAGTAATTACACAAAACTAAGTTGTGATTCTGATGGTAACTTTTTTAATTTGAATTTATCTAATTGGGAAGTTGATAGAGTGTACAATATAGAATTTAAAATTACTATTGGTGGAGTTGATTATTTCTTTGATAATGATTACACATTTAGTTTAATTTCATAATATAAATGAAAAACAGCGGATTAAAAAACGAAGCACAAGTTGCAAAAATCTTTGTTAGTGGTTCAGATGCTATACCAGCAACTAATCAAAACGGAGTACGTCTTTTTCAAGAATCCGATTTAACTGATGGTATTATTAGTGGTAAATTAGTAAGACCTAAATACAATACAAAAGAGTTAAAAAAATCAATTGATACTAATATATTTGAACTCTTACCAAATTTAGCACCCGATTTACCTGATACAGTTCTTCGTTCAACATACAATGAGGCATTAGCTAGAATTGATGATTTAACAAAGCAATTAGAACAAGCTAATCTTACAATTAATGATTTAAATAGTATTATAGCTGAATTGGAAAGTATAGTAGAAGTACTACGAATTGAAACTGATAATGAAAAATTAAAAGCAAACATAGCTAGAGAACAAGCAGATATTGCAAATCAACAAATATCAGAAACAACAATCGATTTACAAAATGCAATTCAAAACTCAATTAACGAAGCAATTCAGAGAGTATCTTTAACGGCTAGAGTTGAGGCATTGTTACAAGAGAACGAATCGTTAAGAGAACAATTATTTGGATTATCTGCTAAAACTGGTGAAGGTGCTAAGAGTGGTGCTAATAATGGATTTACTGTTAAGGTAAATAATGGTAATGGAGATGCATCTCAAAAAACTGAAGATTTATACGCTAAGTGTAGTGCTAAAGATGCTGGTAGTCGTGATATGACTGTTACATTGGAGGTAAGTAATATTACTACTGATAACAAAATAACTAATGTTGCATTTGAATTTGATGGAGAACCAAAATGGTTTAAAGTTAAATCAGGACCAACATCAATAGATACGGAAAGTTCAGCAACATATGAAACTGAATTTGATAATAAGGTGATTGGTGAATCTAAGAAAAAAGGATTAAAACCAAGAAGAAGAACAATTGGTTGGAAAGGAAAAGCTACAAACTATAAAGGATTGGCGTTGATTGTTAAAGTTACATTTGCTGATGGCTCGACTGATGAAGTAAAACTTACAACTAATTTAAGAAAAAATAGAGGTTAATAATGGCAATTAAAACATTTAAAGAAATAATAGATAATAAGGGGTATCGAATCTCTACTAAAGATAGAGAGATTTTCGAAGAAGGAACCCTGCAATCATTCTTTGGATTTTCTGATTCAGATATGATTGAGTTTATTGTTTATGATGCCAATGATAATCAATTACCTCAAGGTGATGATGGTAAGTTAGTTAGATACATACCACTAAATTCACAAAATATAAAAGATTATTTTTTAATAGCAGATGGTACTAAACTTCAAGCTTTTCAATTTCCAAATGAATATTTTATAGATGCGGAAAGATTAATTAGAGAAGCTGGATATAATAATGGTATTTTTAAAACTGAAATTACTCTTCTTAATAAAAGAGTTGGATATGATAATCCAAATGAAAAATTATGGATTCAAGAAATATCACCATCAAGAACTGAAGTAAGATTATTACCACTTAAAAATGAAGTATCTAAGAAAACAGATTTATTAGCTAGGTATAATGTATTACAAAAGGGGGGTAACTTTAGAGATGATGTTATTCCTTATGTTGCTAATTTTGTAGAAATGGTAAAACCTGAAGAGGTTAGTTTCTTTATCAAAAAAACATATAGTGAAAAGTGGTACAACAATTTTGTATCTGAATTTGGAATAGGTGGATTTGAAACATTAGTAACTAAAATATATAATGATTTTAGAAAAGCAGTTTACAACGAATTTTCAAATAGAGAATCATCAATTACCAGTGTAAACTATGGTAAACCAAAAAAGACTAAACCATCATTACAATTCTCAAAAGAAGATGTTTACAAAGTATCTCAGAGAATCATCGTAGAATTAATTCAGTTGTATCTACCTAAAAGAGCTATTCAAGCTGAAACTAAAGTTGATACACAATTTGATGCTAGTGTAGATAAAGTAAGTACAGTAATTCAAAGTAGAGAATCTGATGTAATTATTAACGCTAAGGTTCCTGAAGTAACTGTAACAAAAGAAAAACCAGAGGTTAAAGAAGAAGAAAAGAAATTAGATATAGCTATCAAAAAAGAAGTTCCAAATGAATTTCCTATACCTGATTTTATAAAACCAAATCCAATTAAAAGTAGAAAAAAGAATAGTTTTATTGACTTCTTTAAAAATAAAAATATATCAAGATTAGATTTTGATAACGAAATACTTGATAGAGGAATAAATAAATTAAATAACCAATACTAATGCCAGTAAATGTAAAACAATTTGATGAGCAAGAGGGATACAACAACCAAGACGAAGTCTTAGGTGGTGGTGGCTCAAATAATATTGATGATGTTTTCATCGATGCCGGTGGTGGTGGAGGTGGAGGTTCATCTTCTGGTGGGAGTGTATCAACACCAACTGTTGCTGATACTTTTGTTTTTACAATTAAATCTAATCAGACTGGATTTACAACTACAGTAAACGGAAACCCAGTTCCTACTAATCAAAGTGTTAGGATAACAAGAGAATCACTAGCAACTGAAGATAAACTTATAAAAATATCTAAGAAAGGATATTTGTGTACTGAGTATTATATCGTTACAATGGTTGATGATGATTTACCAATTATTAAAAATTTAAATGTTAGTGATACTCCATTAGGTATTAGTACAAAAGATATAGTACTTAAAACATTCTTAAATGGAAAAGAACAATTACCTATATCAATTAGAAATACTACAACAAGTATATTAAACTTTAATTTAAGAAGAGGTGATGATGAATATGAAGAGCCGGGTAAATATAAAGTTAAATTTAATATAGGTGGTTCAGGTGCTCCAGTTAGTATCCTTAAAAATGGAAATAAAAACGCAGAGTTTTTTCCACCATCTGGTGAATCGGAATATGAAGATGTTGAAGGTACAAAATACTTAATTAGTTCTGCAGATACAACTGAATATAGAATAACTAATATTACACTAACTACTGCTGATAATCAACCTGTTGTATTGGAAGCAAATCCTGGTGAAACATTAGAAACTAATATAACTTTAAATTTTAATTACGATATATCTATTTCTTTAGAAGAAGTTCCATTACCATTAGATGAGTTAGACCCTCAAATATCTTTAGTAAATGATGACCCAAGAAAATATAATATTAATACTAAATCCGGTGTACCATTACTTATACAAAAGAATGCAGATGTACAAGCTATAACAATCATCGTTGGTGATGATATTTTAGAGTTTGATGATTTCGGTAAAGATAATTACGAAGAAGGAAATGGTGATGAAATAGTTGGTATAACAATACCACATAATGTATTTAGTAAAATAGGACAATATAATATAAAACTATTCCCATTCTCATTTGATGATTATGAAAATCAAGTTAGAGAAGAGGAAGAGGTAGTTAGTATAAGACCAAAAAAAGTTACACCAAAATTTGTAGGTATTGAAAGAGAAACACCTCCAGACCCAAAACCTATAAACAATCCATATAAACCAACACCCAATAGAGGTGGGGGTGGCGGCGGAGGCCGAAACGAATTTATAGAAAGAGAAGAATTTAATGATTTTGGAGATAGATTCGATGATTTTGGAAGAAATGATAGACCTGATAGAAACTTAAATTACTTTTAATAGATGGCTAGAAAAAGAAGAAAAAGAGGTATATTTGGTAGGTTAAGAGATAGCCGAAAAAAACGTGCGGTTAATAAACGTAATCGTAATCGTAATACTAAGCCAAGTCCTTTAAGTATATTTGCTAGACGTAGATTAAGAAAACTAAAAAAACAAAAGGGTAGAGTTCAACCAACGTTTGGTATTACTAAACCAATTAACAATCAAACTAAACCAAAACTATCAGTAAATGAGTTAGGTTTAAAATCTAATTTACCACAAATATCTTTATCAGATAGACCTAAGGATTTAAATGAGGTTGAAAAACAAAAAGATATTGTAACTAAGTTAGATGAGGGAACGCAAGATAATGAAACTGTAAATATATTAGATAGGGGTATTGATTTAACAATTAATGTTGTTGATGAGGTATCAGTAACTACACCTGATATTAGAAGTATTTCATATCCAAAGATAGTAAAGGGTGCCGATTTTATAGGATACGATGTTGATTTCAAAATTAGTTGGGATTCGGTACATACAAACTATGTAAAATTATTTGTAGGTAATTCTACCGATTTTGTACAATTAGCAATAAGAGGAACCCAATCATTCAATGTAAAGGATTTAATTGAAAGATATAATGTTGAGGTATTTGATGAAGGTGATAAAGTAAAAATACCACTAAGATTAATCCCAGTAAATGAAGAAGGTAAAGAAGTTGTTGAGGGATTAACTGAAGATATACCAATCTTATTTGATAAGGGTGATTTAAATATACCAAGACAAGTAGCAATCAATAGATTTGCAGAAGGATTTATATCTCAGTTTTCAAATTGTGAATTTGATGAATCAAATTATTTAACTCACTTATTACATTTGGGTGATGGTGATAACAAAGTAATTACAACTTGGTTAGGTAGTGAAGATAGTTTAATTTTAAAACTATATGAACCACTACCAGCAGCTATAACAACAAATCAAAAGGTTTGGATTACAAAGATTCAATCTAAACCAATTATCGATACTATAAACTTAGTAGGTGATGGTGCAGAATATTGCCCACCACTACAAGGACCTAACTTCTCATTGGAAGTTGATAATGGGATTGGTTACCAAATGTATGATGATTTATTAGCTAGTGGTTCTACCACTAATACTGATTTAATCAGAAAGTATGTAACTAAAACTGGTATTGATACTGAAAAGTTAAATATACAATATGCAACTGGTTCTAATTTTGATTTCGATAACTTTGTACACTTTGGTTCTGCTGAAGAAAGGATTAAAAACTTTTGGTACAAAATAGAACTATTAGAATCATACCAATCAAAATACACAGAACTAACCAATACCCAAATAGAATTGGGTTATGTATTGGCAGAAGGCGCTGGGCAAGATGGGTATGTTATTATTAGTGAAGATGATGATAACTTACAATTAGATGGAACTGTTATAACTGCTACAACTACTATTCAAGCTAACAAACAATTAAATAACATTAATAACTTAATTGGTACATTTGATGGATTTGAAAATTATCTATACACCTCAACATCAGATATCGCTTATCCAAAAACAGGCGGAAGTATTAGACCTTCAACCGATTCATTATCATTAGCTTGGTATAATTCAGCAGTAACCGATGCATCTTTATTCGATAAAAACAATGTAGATTATCTAAACAATAATCTTCCAGAGTTTATTAAGGAAGATTATCAAAATGAAGATTTCTTATTGTTTATGGATATGTTAGGACATCACTTTGATGTTATATGGGTTTATATCAATGGATTAAACAATTTAAGAAAACCAGAACATAAATCTGATTTAGGATTCTCAAATGATTTAGTTTACTCATTATTAGAATCATTAGGTTGGGAAGGTAAGAAAGCATATGATTCTCAACACTTGTGGGAATATGCATTAGGGCAATATAAAGATGGTACTCAGAAGTATCAACAATCACTTAAATCAGCTAATGAAGAAATTTGGAGAAGGGTTATAAACAACCTACCTTACTTATTAAAACACAAAGGTACTTCTCGTTCTTTAAAAGCAGTAATGGCTTGTTATGGTGTTCCACAATCACTCCTTACAATTATGGAGTTCGGAGGACCAACTGACCCAACTGATGGTGGTACTCAACCATTTACTTTTGAGGATAGAACAGCTGCATTAAAATTTGAAGGAGCTCAATATATTACACTTCCATGGAAAGAAACTGAGTTATCTCAAGGTTCTTTAGAAACAATTGAAATGAATGTTAAATTCAATTCAGCTGGAAATCAACACTTAGTTAAAGGTTGGGATGGTGTAACTACATACTTTGAATTAGAAGCTATACAAACTACTGGTTCGTTTGGTAAGATTAAATTTATGGTATCATCAAGTTCAGATACACATTCATTTGAATCAGCTGAAAGAAAGTTATTTGATAATAATTTTAAAACGATAGCATTAACAAAAGATATAGATACTAATTCATCATCATCATTAAAGCTTTATTTAAAAGAATCTTTAAATGATAGATTATTAATAAATTCTTCTAATGAATTAATAGTTAGTGAAACTCTTGAGTGGGATTCACTTGATACTTTATTAATTGGTAGTGCCTCTAACTTAGTTTTAGATGAATTTAGAGTTTGGAGAGGTTCATTAGATGATAATATAATTACAACACACACCAAACAACCAGATTCAATTGTAGGAAATAGTTACAGTGCATCATCTGAAGATTTATTAGTTAGATTTGATTTTGAATATCCTCAAAATAAATTTGAATCATCATCTATACTAAACGTTGCCATTAGTAATGAATATGGAGTATCATCTGCATCGTTGTTTAACTTTTCAAATGAAACCACATATCCTTACAATTATGAAGTATATGAACGAAGTGTAACTGCACAAGTTCCTTCATTAGGATTTAACTCAGCTGATAAGATTAGATTTGAATCTCAAGCATTGGTTAGTGATTTATCACACAAAGTTAGAGCAACTAAAAAATCATTAGATAGAGCTCCAATCGATTCATCTAGACTGGGATTATTCTTCTCTCCAATTAAAGAGTTGAATATGGACATAGTTAAATCATTTGGTAACTTCAATATAGATAACTATATAGGTAATCCAGCCGATGAATACAAAGATGAATATGGTGAACTAAAGAGTATAAGAGATTATTATTTCCAAAGATTAAATAGAGATATTTACGAATATATTAGATTAGTAAGATATATTGATAAATCATTATTTGATGTATTGGAAGATTTAGTTCCTGCTAGAGCAAAAGTTTCTAAAGGTTTATTAATTGAACCACATTATTTAGAAAGAAGTAAAACTAAATGGAAACAACCATCTTCAGTAAGGGGTGATTATGAAACCGATGTAGATGTAGAAGAAGCTGTAAACTTAATTGGAGATAATAATCAATTCAATACAACATTGGATGCTGAATCGGATGTTGAACTATCACATCAATATGATAATTATGAAGCATCTATAAGTGAGGAAGATGAGATAGTATTAACCTCAAACAATCCTCAATATGATTCATCGATAGATGTAGATGGAGATACAAACTTAGTTGGTAACTATCCAACTTATCTTAGTGAAATAATTGTACCTGATGGTTCTAAAGCAGAAGCGTTGGTTGAAGGTGATTCATTCCAACAAGTTGGTATGGACCCAAATTCATTGGCTAATGCTGGATTTGGATTATACGCACCAATAGCTGGAACTGGTTCATTGGATATAATTGATATTAAAGGAAATGTTACTTCTTCAAGAAAGTTAATATTTAAAACTAACGAAGAGTATATAGAAAAGATAAGTGTTCAAACCAAAGGATATCCTGCAACCTCAAATAACGAACAAGTTGAATATGAATTGCAAGATGTAACTAAAACAAGAAGTAAAGTTACAATACTTCCTATTGGTTCAACACCACCATCAGTTGGGAATGAGATAACTGAAGTTATTCCATTAAATGGATATTTCCCAACTCATTATAGATACAAAAATAATTTATCACAAGGATTGAAAAATTCATTCTTTGAAGGTTCAAAACAATCAGCTGATACAACCCCAGATGGTTTATCACCTGTTGAAACATTTACTACGAATCCAAACATTTTAAGAGTTGCGGATACTGGTAGAGGAAGTGGAGAACCAATTCTTGAGGTAGATTAATTAAATTTTAAAATAGTTATATTTATTAGTACATAATAAACAAAAGGGCAAATTAAAAAAATTATGGGATATTTAGACAATACATCAATTACAGTCGATGCCATCCTAACCAAAAAAGGTAGACAGAAGTTGGCATCTGGTCAATCCCTTAGCATTTCCAAATTCGCATTAGGAGATGATGAGATTGATTATACATTGTACGAACCAGCGCACCCAAAGGGTTCAGCGTATTATGATTCGGCAATTAAGGCGATACCAATTCTGGAAGCTAGTCCAGACGAAACACAAGTATTAAGATACAAGTTAGTTACATTACCAAAAGGTACAACTCAGATTCCAGTTGTAGCATTGGGTATTTCTTCAGTAGGAGTTTTCCAAGATGAGGGGCAAGTTGCTCTCTCACCTACAACTTCACCGCAAGGAAATACAAATGCTGGATACACTGTTGTATTAGCAGACCAGAGAGCTGGTACATTAGCAGTAACGCAAGGAGCAACAGCAGCCGGTTCGGTTCCTGTTTTCTTAGGGGAAGAAATTACAACTACGGCACAAGTTGTTAGTGGTTTAGGATTCTCATTTACTCCTAACCCAGCGTTAACATCTAATGTTTCTACTACTATAACTGTATATGGAAATGAAACGGGTGGTTCACAAACCATTCCTGTAACTGTAACTTATAGAAGTAACAATTAATAAAGGATATTAGATATGGCAATTATAAACGACCCAAATATAACCTCCCAACTGCAAGATTTAGCAGCAGGGGGAACAATCGACAGTAGTGATGTTGTAGCCCTTTTAAATTCAGCACTTCCTGCAGGACAACAAATTTCATCAACAACCGGAGTATCATCTGGTATCTATAAAAGATTTGGTGAATTTGATAAAGTAAATGCAAAAGTAGAAGTAGTAACAACTGGTTTATGGACTGGTGATACTGGTTCTTTAACAGCGGCTTTTACTTCATCAACTCAGGTAGCAGCAACAAGTGGAGATTATTACTACAATGTATATAACGCTAACCCATCAGTTGATACTTCAGCAGAAGTACAATTTGGTGTAGCTTATGGACACGTAAACGGAAGTGGTTCAGTATCATTACAAAACTCAGATGATGCATTACTTGCTTCAAAAGCAACTTACGCTCAGTATAAATCGGTTCTTTTAGACCCAACTGATTCTAAGTTCTCTTTTGAAAATGGAGCTGGTGTAGCAACTGATTCAAATGATATTTACGCTGTCAACATCAATAGAGCTAGATATAGAGAAAAAATGGATCCAGGTAACTGGTCATTAAATCTATCAGGTTCTAAAGGATTATATAAATTCATTGATGATAGTGGTAAGAAGTTCGGAGATACTTTAGGAAAAGCTGGTAGAGTATTTAAAGTAGTAAGTGGTTCACTTAACTTAGGTACTGAAAACGCAGCAACTATTAATAGTACAACTTCATCTGATGATAAAGGATTTGGATTATTTTATCCTGATAAAGGAATTATAGTTCTTAACCCATCTGCAATTGGAGAAACTGTTGGAGATATCGATGGACAAGGTAATGTATCAGGTTCACTATCAGTAACGGTTGAGCAAGAAAATCATAAGTTATTATATAACTCAATTGATTTAGGAGCTGATTTCCAAGCAAGAAGAACTGAAAATGTATCTACACAACACTTCTTTGTAAGAGCAACGAATAGAGAATTTAACTACTCAAACAATCCAACGTATGTAAATGCTAATGGAACGTTTGCAGAAACAACATTTGAAACTGACCCTAAAACTTATATTACAACGGTTGGTTTATTGAATGATGCAAATGAATTGATTGCAGTAGCAAAAACTTCACAACCTATTGAAAAATCATTTGATAAGGAAGTTCTAATTAAAGTTAAACTTTCATTCTAATCAAATAGAATTATATTTATAAGAACCCCACTAAATGTGGGGTTTTTTGTTTCTTAATATTTATATAAAAGTATTTCTGTATGCTAAAAGAAATTCCAAAATCGGATATTGTAGTAAGGCCTTTCAAAGTTTATAAAGAATGGACTTTGGATGAGGATGATATTACACCATTATATGGTACTAATCAAACGGACCTATATGATGCGAATACTGATGTAAAAAATTCAAATGGAATATCTAAAAGAACTTTATACGATTCGGTAAAAGCACAATTCTACCTAAATCCAGCTACATCATCTATTTTAACTGAAGTTGGAAAGAGAGAATCATACGCATCAACTGATGAAAGAGTTATTGGTGATACGATTGGAGTACTATCTATTCCACAACAATATTATGGTGAGGGAGTAAAGGTAGGTTCACTACAAGTTGAATATGGTACAATTGATTTAACAGATGATGGTAATTCAAACTTAATAGATTCAGCATCCAATGTAAAGGGAAATATTTTTTACGATAGAGGATTGATAGTTTTAACTGATGGTATTATCGATGGTTCAACTTTATCTTCATTTGATATTTCATATCGTTCTACAATGACTATTTACGAAAATGAAATATTCTTATCGGTAAATGAAAACGAATTTAATGTATCACAAAATCCAACAGCAGTACATGAAGTTGGTGGTACAAAAAATACTATTAGTATTACAAAGCCGGGTAGTAGATTGATAGACCAAGAATATATTTCTCAATCGATTTATCAACCAGGTTCAAAATATATAAAAGATAAATCACATCCGATTATATCATCAATAGATGGTGTTAGTGTTGGGAGTTTCGATGATTATGAAGTAAGTGGTTCTACTGACCAAACTGGTTCTTATTTAGCACCATTTATTACAACAATTGGATTATATGATAATGATAACAATATGGTGGGTGTAGCAAAATTACCTCAACCAATCAAATCATTGCCAGATTACCCAGTTAACTTCATTGTTCGTTTCGATACATAAGGTTATATTTATATAATATAAAGGAACACAATTATGACTTTAGAAGAAAGATTAAAAAATAACGCACCTGCTCAATCAAAAGCAAACTTAAAAGGTGGTGATAAAACTAAAATTGAAGCTGATGGTGGTTTAGATTTATCTAAAGATGCAGCTAAAATAAAGCAAGCTAGAGGTGGTCAACTAAGAAGTAAACCTTACTCTGATACATTTAAATAATATTTAATGCTAAATTGGTTATGGAATGGTAACGATGTTACCGAAGATGTTATACCTGAGAATGCCGTAGGATTTGTTTATCTAATAGAACATATTCCCACTGGTAAATACTACATTGGAAAAAAATCTTTAGAAAGTGTTCGTAATGTAAAGATAGGTGTTAGGGAACTAAAACGTATCAAAGAAGAACGAAAGTTAAAGGGTATAAAAGGTTCAC